GGCGCAGGCCGCAAGCCGCTCGCGCCCGATCAACGTGCCGTCGCCGTGACGGTGCGCCTCCGTCCGCAAGTCGCGGCGCGGTTTCGTGATTGGTGCAAAGCTCGCGGCATGAGTCAGAGCGAAGCGTTTTCGACGTGGGCGCTTCACCTGATCGCGTGACCGCCTCCGACACGCCATGAATACCGAAATACGAAAAAAAATATCCGAAGCGCTGAAAGCCAAGTGGGCCTCCGGCACGCGCAAACCGACACCGCTCGGAATAACCAGAGCAGCGATTACTGCGCGATGGGCGAATCGCGTAGAGATACCGGGAAAGCCAAGGTCTGAAATCAATGGTGTGCGAAACCCTGAATATCGAAAATGGTATTATGAACAAAAGGAGGCGCAAACGAAGTCCTTTCGTGCAGACTCAGATGAAGCTAAGTCGTTCTTTTCGGACAATCTCCGAAAAGTAAGGCTTATGCCCGCGACGGAAGAAGCGCGAATGGCAGCGGTAAAGGCGTCCCAAAAAGTCAAGGATGCGGCCCGCCGCACTCAAAAACTATATGCGGGGCTGGGAATGTCGATGCACCCGGAAATGTTCTCAAAGGCTGCGGGCGAAAATCATGTATCCGCAGCCGTGTTTTCGATAAGGAGTCCCGAGGGCATTCACTACCGCTTCAAGAACCTGCGTGCCTTCATTCGAGATAACGCACGTATGTTTGAGGATGGAGATGCAACGTGGTTCCCGCGAGGGAAAGACATCGACTGCCGTGCATACGGCGGAATAATGTCGATCAAACCGAGCGAAAGAAGGCGAAAGGTGAACGGCAGCTGGAAAGGATGGGTTTGGGTGACGCTAAACGAGCGGGCGCTACTAAATGCAGAAGACCCTTTGCATCGTCTGTCCAACAAGGCTGATATGCGTCCTGAGCACGTCGGCCAATAACTTTGACCGCCTCCTCCGCACTCCTCACCAAACTGCGCCTTCCGCAGCCCGACCGCTCGCCGATTTACGAGTGGGCGCGGAAGCATATCGTCCTGCCCGAGAGCTACGCCACGCCCGGTCCGTTCAACGTGCGCATCTCGCCGTGGCTGATTCCGATCTTCGACGCGCTCCAGAATCCGCTCGTGCGCCGCGTTCACTTCCGCAAGGCCGTGCAAATCGGCGGCACGCTGGTCGCTGACATCTGGGTGCCGTGGCTGATTTGCAACGACGCAGGGCCGATCAGCTGGACGATGCAGACCGACGAGATGATCGATAGGCACGCGAAGTCACGGCTGAACCCGATCTTCGAATCGTGCAAGCCGGTCGCCGCGATGCTTCCGCGAGTCGGACCGCACCGGACGACCACGGAAATCTACTTCGGCGGATTCTTCTTTCTCCTCAACCCGGCGAACCTTTCGTCGCAGCAGTCGCAGTCCATCCGCTACAAGATCAACGACGAGATTTGGCTTCCGAAGTGGCAGGAGGTTTACGGCCACGCCGTCGCCCGCGTCTCGCGTTTCGAGGAGGTCGGGCGCTCGAAGATTTACAACACCTCGCAAGCGCCGATTATGGACCTCGAAACCGGGAACGTCGAGGACACGAGTTTTCGACAAGGCACCCAGCAGGAATGGAGCACCGAATGTCCGGCGTGCCACAAGGTTCACCCGCTTGCCTTCGCGCTGGACAAGAACGAAGAAACCGGGCTACGCGGCGGCGTGGTCTGGGATGCAGCGGCGAGGCGCGACGACGAGACGTGGGACGTTGCGCGAGCCGTCGAGTCATGCCGCTTTCGTTGCCCACATTGCGGCCACGAGTCACCGGACACCGACACGACTCGGACCGGCTGGAAGCGGGCCGGGCGGTTCGTTTCGCTGAACCCGGCGGCGCCGGCGGAGATTCAGAGCTTCCGCGTCGAGTCGCTCGTCAGCCGGCCGATGCGGCTACTCGTCGAAGAATTCTGCGAGGCGGACAACCATTTCGTGCGTCAGGGTGACGACAAAATGAAGATCGAGTTTCGCACGAAGCGCGAGGCGCGGCCGTGGATTGTCGAGAAGAAGGTGGTCAATTTGTTCGTGCAGGCGTCCGATTACAGCGTCGCTCAGTTCAGCAACGGCGAGGCGATTGACGGCGAGGTGATTCGCTTCATGGCAATAGACCGCCAGCAGGACCACTGGTGGGTCGAGATCGGCGCTTTCAGCTCGGCGACCGGTCCGACCTACCGGCAGCTCTATTTCGGGCGCGTCGAGACGCGGGACCAACTGCGACAGATTCAGCACCGCTACAAGGTGCAGGATTCATGCGTTGCCCAAGATCGCGGCTACCGCCCGGCCGACGTGGACCGGGATTGCGCGGACTTTGGCTGGCGCGGGATGCGAGGCTACGCTCGGAAAACTTGGACGATGCGCGACGAGGCGACCGACAAGCTGATCAACTTCCCGTTCAGCGAACCGCGAGTGAGCGACTACCGGGGCGGCGACGTGTTTTATTACGATTGGTCCGGCGACTATTTCAAAGACCTGCTCGCGAACGCGCTGGAGGCCAAGGGCGATCTAAAGTGGCTTTTGCCGAAGGACGTAAATCCGCTCTACCTCGAACATCTAAAGGGCGAGTCTAAGGTGGAGATCCGCACCGGCGTCTGGGAGTGGAAAGAGGTCAAAAGCAACGCGCCGAATCACGGGCTGGACACCTCAGCGATGCTTCTTTGCATGGCGACGATTGCGAACGTGATTCGCTACGCGCCGCCCAAGGACTAGTCAGGTTTGACGTTTCGAGCCTTGGTATGCTCGACAACCCATTTCTCGGACTGGACACCGCGACGCTGACCGCGCTCAAGACCAAGACCATTGACGCGATTCAGGCGGTGCTGCTCAACCAGAGTTACAGCCTCAACGGGAAGAGTGTGAGCCGGGCAGACCTGAACGCGCTCAACAACATGCTTGGCAACTTACAGGACGCATTGACCGACGCGGCCGGAACGTCAACGGATCAGACCTTCGTCAGCTTCACCGGCAACTAATCACATGAGCACCGATTTCTTCGACGCGTCAAAACTTGTCGCGCAAAAACCTTGGATTGACCGGGCGCTTGAGAACATCGCGCCGACGTGGGCGCTCAAGCGTTTGGAGGCACGCGTCGCGAAGTCGCTTTTCGAGTATAACGCGGCGCGGACAAATCGGATGTATTCTCCCAAGCAATACACCCAGCCGGCCGAGAGTTCGCAGAATCAGCGGGACCGGGTGGTGCTCATGTATGAAGCTCGGGACCTCGTGGACAACGCGCCGGAGATTCGTGAAGTCTCGCGCAAATTTGGACTCTACCTCACACCGCATGAATACTCGCCGACGACCGGCGACCGCGATTACAACCGCGTCATCGACGATTACTTTCATGCGTGGTGCAAGAACTGCGACGTAACGAACCGGCACAGCTTCAAGAAACTCGTGCAGCTTGCGGCCGAGGAACGACCGATTGACGGCGATTGCGGATTTGTGATTCGGCGCAGCGGCGAGGGTTTGAAACTGCAACTCGTGCCGGCCACGCGCATCGGCAACCCGAACGAGACGGCCGTCGCCTCGAACAATTATTTCCAAGGGATTATTACGAACGACTTCGGTCAGCCGGTGGCTTACCGAATTTTCCGAGTCACGCGCGACGGCGTTTATTTCGGCGCAGAGGACATTCCGGCGAATCAGTTCTGCCATTATTTCGATCCAAATCGCAGCGACCAATATCGAGGCGTGTCGGATCTGGCGAGCGGGATTCAGACGGCGCGGATGCTGCACGAGATCCTGCAAGCGGAGAAGGCTGGCGTGCGTTTCTCGTCGCAGCAGGCGGCGCTGATCTTCAACGACCGAGGCACCGCCAACCCGCGCAACCTTTTCCAGCCTAATCCGACGATGTCGCTGCCGAGCGGACAGCAGCAGAAAAACGAGCTCACCGAAGTCGGCATGATTCGGTATTTTCAAAACAGCGACCGCGTGGAGGTCATGCCGTCGCGTCCGTCGCAGGCGTTTACCGGATTCGTCCAGCATTTGATGCACGAGATAAGTCTTTCGGTGGGCATCCCTGAGGGAGTGTTATTTGGCACAAGCGACTTCAAAGGCCCAAGCGTTCGGGCTGAGTTTGCAGCAGCCGACCGAGTCTTCACGCGGCAGCAGGGCGTGCTGACCGACAAGGTTTTGGACCCGATCAAGGACGCCGTGATTCTCGACGCCATTGCGCGCGGCGAGATCGCACCGCCTCCGCTTCTCGCGGGCGAGACAATGGTGCAAGCGCTACGCCGGGCGACCAAGGGCGAGTGGCGTTTTCCAGCCAAGCTCAGCATCGACGTCGGCCGCGAGTCGGCCGCGAACATGAACGAGAACCGGCAGGGCGCAAAGTCGCTGCAAGAGATCGCAGCTGAGGAAGGTACGGACGCTTTCTCGCGGCTGGAACAGATCGCAATCGAGGC